ACGTAGAAGGAATAGTAGACAATAATAAACTTATAGTGGATCAAGAATGTTTAGAAAGTCTTGCCTCTCTGGACCAGTACCAATGGGATCCTAACCCCAACCTTTTAAAAGAGAAGCCAAAGCACAATAGAGCTTGTCATATGGCCGATGCTATTAGATACGCACTCTACTCATTCGAAACTTCTTCTACTACTTTTTAATGACCCCTTGAAAAAATAGTAGTTGACTTACAACCTTAAACTAGATATAATTTGTGAATAGAAAATGGACCTAAAAAGAGACATTATAAAATACATTAGAGACAAGGCAAAGAACAAGTATGATAAGAGCTCTGAATGCTACATCTGCGGTAAGACCACGGAGCTAGATTTTCACCACTTTCATTCATTGAGTCCCTTAGTCCATAATTATGTAAAAAAGAATAAACTACTTCCCGAAAATATACTTTCTTTTCGTGAGGACTTTATACAAGAGCATTGGGCAGAACTATATGATCACACAGTTACCTTATGCCATGAACATCATTTAAAACTGCACTCAATTTACGGCAGAAACCCAATTCTAGCAACTGCAAAAAAGCAAGAGCGATGGGTAGAGATACAACGAGAAAAACATGGCATGGTATGATAATTTGTTAGGGATAAAAAGAGAGGGAATGCTTGAAAAGCTAAACCCAGCTCAACCTTATTATGATCATAAAACAGAACCGTCTAGAGAGCTTACTTTCAATTACGAAAGAGCTTACGAAGATTTAGAAATTGTAAATAGGGGTGTAAACCTTATAGTAGACGATGTTGCTGAAATTCCTACAAGAGTAGGGGCTCAAGTACCCGGCATGACAAGTGTAGCAAAAGGGGTAAAAAGGTCTAGAGTAAGTCTTCTTTTAAATAAGGAACCCAACCCTTTTCAAGATATAAGTACTTTCCGCAGAAACTTAATCACAGATTTTATAGTAGATGGCAATATCTTTATATACTTTGATGGAGTTCACTTATATCACCTACCTTCAAGTAAAATGACCATTCACGCCAGCGATAGCACATATATAGATAAATACACTTTTAATGATTCTGTAACCTATACCCCTAAAGAAATAATTCACATAAAAGATAATTCTTTTTATTCTATTTACAGGGGAATATCGCGTTTAAAGCCCGCTCTCCGTACAATGATACTTATGCGAAGAATGAGAGACTTTCAAGATAACTTTTTTAAGAACGGAGCCGTTCCTGGACTAGTACTAAAAAGTCCTAATACTTTATCAGAAAAAATTAAAGAAAGAATGATTCAATCTTGGTCAATGCGGTATAAGCCAGACTCTGGAGGGCGAAGACCTCTTATACTTGATGGTGGAATAGAGCTAGATGCTATCTCAAATGTAAACTTTAGAGACTTAGACTTTCAGGAAGCAATTTCTGAAAATGAAAAAATTATATTAAAAGCATTAGGAATACCCCCAATTTTATTAGATTCTGGTAATAATGCAAATATTCGTCCAAACTTGCGACTTTACTACTTAGAAACAATTATACCTATAGTAAGAAAGCTTAACTATGGGCTAGAGAGGTACTTTGGGTTCGAGATAACAGAGGATGTTACCAATATCCCAGCCCTCCAACCAGAGCTTAGAGACCAGTCACAGTACTATTCTGCGTTAGTAAATACGGGAATTATTAGCCCTAACGAGGCAAGAGAAGCTCTTGGCTTTGACCCTTTAGAAGAAGGTGATGGATTAAGAGTACCAGCAAATATTACAGGAAGCGCTGCAAACCCAGATGAAGGCGGCAGACCCTCAGAGGAAGGAGAAGAGTAATGGCAAGATCAAGAGCAAGATTAGCCCTTTTACAAGACATTGGAATGCACATGTTAGAAAAAGGAAAAGTTTTATCAAGAGACGAGTGGAAAAAAGAAGGTGTTGCCAGAACTGGAAATATTTTAAACTACTTTGGCTCATGGAGTCGAATGCTGACTTTTTTAGAAAATGAATTTCCTGATATGTGGAAAGAGCTGAATGCTGTTCCGGAAGTAAAAAAAGTTTCTCCTAAAGAAGCTGTTAAAGAGAGCCCAAAAGCTGCCCCTACGGCACCAGTAAAAAAGACCGTACCTACGGCTAAGACGGAGAAATAGAATGAATAAGATTTTTAATCTTACCTCCACCTTTAAGTCTCATTCTGCCGAAGACGGTAGTGTTATGATTCGTGGAATGGCCAGTACTTCAGACTTTGATAGAGCAGGAGATAGTATCTCATCAGAAGCATGGACTAAAGGCGGACTAACAAACTTTGAAAAAAATCCAATTATATTGTTTAATCATGACTATGATAAGCCAATTGGTAGAGCAACCGGGTTAAAAGTAACCCCTAACGGGCTAGAGCTAGAAGCTAAAATTAGCAAGTCAGCCCCCGCAGCCGTATGCGAATTAATTAAAGACGGTGTCCTTGGAGCCTTTTCTGTCGGTTTCCGAGTCAAGGATGCTGATTACCTAGAGGAAACCGATGGATTAAAGATTAAGGACGCTGAGTTGTTTGAGGTATCGGTTGTTTCCGTTCCTTGCAATCAAACAGCTACTTTTTCTCTGGCAAAGTCTTTTGACTCTCTCGAAGAGTACGAAAACTTTAAGAAAACTTTCACCAATCGTGTAGATCTAGCCGGTCAGTTACTGGCTAAGGACGAAGATACTTCTTCAAATATAGCTAGTGACACACCAGACGGGACCAAAAAGGTCCAAAAGGAGATCCAAATGGATAATGAATCCAATATTGACTTGGAAGCATTTGCTAAGAAGGTAGCAGAGGAAACTGCTGCTAAAATTGCAATGAAGCAAGCCGAACAAAAAGCTGCTGAAAAAGCAGACGCTGAAAAAGCTCAAGCAGAAGCTCAAGCAGAAGCAGAAGCAAAAGCTCAGCAAGAAGAAAGCGTAAAGCAAGCAATCGTAACGGGCGTTGAGTCTGGTTCCGAGCGTTTGATGGCAGACGTCTCAGCTAAGTTGGCTGAGAAAGATGCAGACATCGCAGAAACCCTGGCTCAATACAAAAAAGAGTTAGAAGAAAAATCAGAAGAAATCACAAAGATGCGTGAATCTAAGCGAGTATTCTCTGATCGAGCGCCTAAGTCAGATATTAGCAAGTGGGGACAAGAATTCCTTAATGCTCATATGTTGGGTGTAATGACTCAGAAAGGCTGGAGCACGGATTATGCAGCAGAAATTCAAGAAAAAGCAGGTGTTAACTACACTGTTAGTGCTGCGGATATTGATCAAGAAGTATCTTCTTTGATTGAAAAAGAAATTATGAATGAGCTTAAAGTAGCCCGTTTATTCCGTGAACTGCCTGTAAACGGTGGCGCAACTGTATTGCCTATTCAAACGGACGCAGGCAAAGCTGCTTGGGCATCTGATGCAACCGGCGGTAACTTACAGAATGAGCCAGTTGCAAACGCTAATCAGTATAACGCCAAGCAAGTAGTTCTCAATGCCTATCGTTTAGTTTCTAGCACGTTTATGAACAACGATGTTGATGAGCAAGTACTAATTAACCTGATGCCTATGCTGATCGAATCAGTAGCTCGTGCCCACGGTCGTGCAGTAGAAGATGTTATTATCAATGGTAACGGCACTATTTCTGGCTTGGATAACTATGCAGCTGCCTATGACCCCGGCACATTCTCTCTCTCAGCAACCCCGAGAACAAGGTTGACTTCAGGAATGCTCTTAGGTGCTCGTGAAGCAATGGGCAAGTATGGTATTGCTCCAGCAGAGCTGGCCTACATCGTAAGCAATGATAGCTACTTTGATTTGTTGAACGATGTAAACTTCCAAACGTTGGATGAAGTAGGATCAGACCTTGCAGCTAGAGTAGTTGGTACGGTTGGAGCAGTATATGGCTCTCCAGTAGTTGTCTCGGAAGAGTTCCCAACTGCCGCGAACGGAACTCCTGCAGCTTTTGCAGTGTACACTCGCAACTATGTACTTCCTCGCCTTAGAGGAGTAACGGTTGAGCAGGATTATGAAGTCATGAACCAGCGTCGAGTTATTGTAGCATCCCAGTCACTGGGCTTCGAAGAAATCGTAGCCGGTGCAGGAGGCAATGAGCCCGTAATTAAGATCGACAACGAAACTTAATACAGCACTATTCTGGGGGGCTTCGGCCCCTCAGAGTTTTTATTAATTTACTTATTATGGAAGACTTAATTTCTTTAACAGACTATAAAAACGCCGAAGGCATTTCTAGCACTTCGGATGATACTCGTATAAAAATTTTAATAACTTCAGTAAGTCAATTAGTAAAAACTTACTGCGCAAATTCAATTAATGACTACTACTCTAATAACAAAGTAGAAGAGTTTAACATTGATTGGGATACATCCTCCGTACAGTTAACGGAGTGCCCCGTAAATACTATAGTTAGTGTACAAGAGCGTTCCGCGTATAGCGCAGCCTACTCTACGTTAACTACGGGTAATTTTGACTACTTTTTAGATTCTAGAACTGATAGTATTTTTCGTACCAATTCTTCAGGAAGAAAAATTAACTGGCCGCAAGGAGTAGCCGCAGTAAAAGTAACATATACTGCAGGATACTCTGAAGTTCCGGAAGATTTAAAATTGGCAGTTCTTGACTTAGTTACTTATTATCGCAAAGACGAACACAAGGTTCGTCAAACACTTTCTGCAGCAACTAGAGAAAACGCCCCTTCCGGAGCAAGTATAGGATTTCCAGACCACATTAAGCGTGTGTTGGATCTATATAAGAATTTCTAATGTCTAAAAGTACTATGCAGAAACTGCTCAGCCAGATAGAAACTGAGATTAAATCAACCTCAGAGGCATATAGAAAGCTGGTTAGTAATTTTGAAACACATGATATTACAATTAATGCAGAGGAAATAGCTGCAGAAGTATCAAAAGAAATGAAAAGTAGGTTAGGAGGAAAGCTAACAAAAGAGACTGTTTCCATTATAAGAACAGAAACTAGAAAAATGGCAAAAGTACTTTTTTTAGAGTTCCACCCTAAAAGATTCGATCCAACAGGTAAAAAGTATTCTGCTATTTCTGCTTTTGAAGGAACACCGACTAATTTTACTTTTGTTTTAGCATCAAAGAAGGGCAAAAGAGCTAACATTTTTAACGCTTTTAAAAAAGTAAAACAAAAAGCCCAAAAACCTTTAATAGCTGCTTTAAACAAAAAAATTCAAAGCTTAAATAAAAGAGACGGAAAAGAGCGAGAAAGTATAGACTCAAGAAAAGGGTTTTTAGATATTGGACATAGTCAAGATTCTTCTGTTTCTTTACAGAGAGCCGCAAAAGTACAAAAAGCTTTATGGAAGTTTTCGTCAACAAAGTCCCCTTTAGCCACTAAAGTAATAAACGAACTACAAGTCGCGGTAACATGGGAAATGAAAAAAGACGGAAAAGGGCCTCCCAAAGACACAATAGGGTTGAGTTTAGAAAGTAAAAGATTTAATAGAGCTTCTCAAAGTTATGATAAGTCAGAAGTATTAGAGCTAAATAAAGCTTTAAAAAAAGTATCAGAAAAAATAGGTACAGAATGGGCTGAGCTAGAGGGGTCAGACTCTTCTATAGAAAAAAGACAAAAAATTATAGTAGAAGCTTTTTTTGGAGAAATTAAAAGTTCTAAGATAAAGAAAAAGAAAGTAACAAAAAAACAATCTAAAAGCTATTCTGGAACTGTTAAGCATAAATCAAAAAAGCCCAAAGGGTCTAGGGTAAAATTTAAGGATACTACTGCAGGAGCTACAGTAACTGTAGGATCTTTAGGCGGTTCCGCAGCAGCCCCTCTAGCCTTAGTAGCTTTAATAAATAAACAGTTACCGAATGTTTTAGCAAAAAATATGGTAGAACCGAGACTGGTAAATCAAACCGGAACTTTTCTTAACTCTGTAGAAGCAACAGATATGGTATTTACAAGAAAAGGATTTCCTAGTATTGGATATACTTACGATAAGTTTCCGTATCAAACCTTCGAAGTGGGGTTTAATCAAGGGTCTTTACAAAGAGACCCGAGAAAACTTATTGATACGTCAATACGTGAAATAGCAGCACAATTTGCTATTGGACGAATTTATACAAGGAGGCTATAATGGCTGCTAGAGATTACACATCAAGAAGAAGCAGAATAGTAGCCGCATTAGTTACAAAGCTAAAGACTATAAATGGTACGGGAGCTTTTTTAACGAATGTATATAATAACGTAGAGCCCCGACTAAAATTTTGGGATGAAGTTGAAGACTTTCCTGCAATTCATTTAAATGCGGGAAGTGAGACAAGAGACTACCAAGGCGGAGGCTATAAAGATAGATTTTTAAATATTACTGTAAGATGCTATGTAAATGAAGAAGATGCTCAAGAAGCGCTAGCAAAGCTATTAGAGGACGTAGAGACAGTAATAGAAAGTAACGCACAGCTAGAGTATACAGATAATACCTCTGTGTCACAACTAACACAGCAAATTTCTATAGTTAGTATTAGTACTGACGAAGGAGTATTGGAACCTCTTGGAGTCGCCGAAATGGAGATCGAGGTTCGTTATTAGAAACGACTGACAAGAACAAACGTTCACGTTCAAGTCTTTTCAAAGTTCATAGGAGAAAACTATGGCAGATAAATTATATTTTAGTAGAGACGCAAAACTTTACGTCCAACTAACAAGTGTGGCGGGAGCCTTTCAAGGAGTATGGGAAATACCTGTGCTAGATGGATTTAGCTTTTCGCAGGCAACAAACCAATCAGAAATTGGCCTAAATGAGATGGAAAGTACTGGAGGCGTTAGCCGAAGGGGTCGTCGTCTTTTTACGGACTCTCTTGCCCCGGCAGAGTGGTCTTTTAGCACGTATATTCGTCCAACACTAAAAAATACCACTGAACATCACTTAGTTGATGAAGTTCTTTGGGCTGCAATGGCTGGAGCAGATTTACATGCAGGTGCTGGAGCCTCTGAAAACGGAGACTTTACACGAAACAGCGGCGATAAAGCAACCGCTAGTGG